TCCTTGTAAAAGAAACGGCCACAATAATCATCTATTTGGCGTGAGGCGGTTGCAATCGCCATCTCAAGAGCTGCATTGTCAATTGAATCCTCAAGATTGAGTGCATCCTTAACTTCATTCAGGGTTACATACCCGTTAGTGATCGCCACGCTTGGTTCTCGTTTCTACTTTGGGAAGCATTGCGCGTTCCAGTTGTGGAACGGCGGTAGCGGTTTCCTTTGATTTTACCTTAATTCTTAAAATTCTTTTTATGCGTTCCATATGTCGTGCTGCCTATCATCTAACCAGTAACTCTTTGAGTGAGGCAGTATCGCGCCTGTGTTGACATAGATTGGAAAACCTAGTGAGCGAACTCGGCGGCAAAACTGTAAATCTTCGCCTATCCATTCGCCGTTGATTGGGCCATCCCAAAACCAACACCAATCTTGCCCCTGGTGTGGGTCGGCATCTGCTCTGATTGCTTCAAGAACGCTGCGGTGGATGAGCAAACATCCAGTGCCTGCTGCATCTACTTGGAAAACTGAATCTTTATCGTACTTGTTTAACGGCAAGAAGCCTTCAGGGGCATCTTGAAAAATTGTTGGCACTGGTTGTGGGTATGGATAGCCTGTTTCAAAACTAGCAAATACCAAACCTGCTACAACTGGGCGCTCTGTATCGTGGGCAGTTTCGACTAACTTATCAAATGCCTCAACAGATAGTTGCTCATCTGAATCCATCATTAGCAACCAGTCAGATTTAGTTTCTAAAAACTGTTTCACCAAACGGTTGCGTTGCTTTGAAAGCAATCCTGAACCCTTGATGCGGATGAATGGGCCAAGTCGTGATGATCGTGACTGAGCAACCTGAACCAAACTAAATGCGAACCCGCCGTTAACTGTTCCTGGGTCGCAACTGCCAATTGAAACTTTATGTGCTGACTTCATAGATTCCCCCGAATCATTTAAGAAGTAAGAGGCGGGTTAGTCGGGGGAGAAAAACCCGCCTCTTACAATTTGTTAACTTTCGATTAGAAAGTTGGAGCTACCAAACCAGTGCCTGAAATGATTGAGGCTGCTAGTGGGTAACGCTCTGCAGAGAAGGCACCAAATCCGTAAACAACAGATTTGATTGTGAGAGATGAAGCACCAGTTGCATCAAATGACAATGCGAATGGTGAACCTGGCTGCTCCCAAAGGTGCATTTCAGGTGCTGCTACGCAGTAGATTTCATCCTGATTTGTTGCTGCGCCGTATGTTGTACCAACATTTGCATCAGAGATGATAGGCAAGCCCATCATTGAGTAACCTGAGTTTGCATATGCTGCTGCGCCTGCGCCTGCTGCTGAACCGTTCATTGGTCCTTGTGCGTTTGGCACTACCAATGGGCGGCCTGTTGAATCTGTTGCTGCTAGCAAGAAGGCTAATCTTCGCGGATGCATAATCCAATGTGTAGGTGTCTCAAAGACATTTGACTGAATCTTTTGAATTGCATCAGCCAACTTTGGATATAGAAGTGCAACTGTTGGTGTTGTTGCAGTAAATGTTACTGCGTTTCCACCTGAGTTACGGATTCCCTTGAACTGGCCGTTTGAGCCTGTTCCGTTTAGAACCTGAGCATCAACTGTTGTGTGCCATGAACGGATTAGGTCAGCAACAACGAATGTGTCAATGCCTGTTCCGCGCTCAATTGCTTGGCGTGATAGGTCTTGCTGACCTGCGATTGTGCGTACAGGAATTGATAGCAGCGTGTCATCAGCATCTGTCTCTGATACTGCAGTGTTTTGTGTTTCCTGAACTGCAGTTGATGTTCCAGTTGTCATACGAGAAATCTCTAGTGACATACCTGAAGCTGGAAGTGTGTGCTTTGCAGTTGCAAAATCTGCAGTTGGTCGGCCAGCGCGTGCGAAAGGTGCAGCGAGGTCAACTAGGTACTGAGGAACAACTAAACCAGCGAAATTTGATGTATCAACATCACGGCGCTCGATTGATTCTTCCTTTGTGTGGCGCGCTAGGCGCTCTTGTGCGTTGTAATCTCCGCGAACCTGAGCGTTGAATACATCCTTAACGAATGAAACATTTGCTTCAGGTGCGTATGTGCGTGCTTCGCGTGTGATAGATGTTCCACCAACGCGAGGTGTGATTACTGCTGCAACTGATGAGCGCATTTCTGCAACCTTTGCATCTGCTGCTGCCTGTGTTGTGAACTTTTCGATCTTTGCATCTAGTGCGCGTGCTTCTTCTACGAGAGCATCAACCTTATCGGTTTCCTCTGCAGTAAGGTCGGTGCGAGATTATTCTCCAATGAGTGTTTGTAATTGTTTGAGGTGGTGGCAATGCTCTCCACGGCGCTTTTAGGGTGTGGGATTTGCTCCGACTTCGATCTGCTACTTGTGCAGCAGAAACTTATTTTGTGTTGTTAACGATTGCTTGCGCTAGGCGCAGTGAAATTGAACGCGCTGCAGTTGCTACAGGCTCAACTGGCACTTCTTCAACTTCAGGTTCTTCAACTTCAATTTCTTCTTCAGGCTCTCCACCTGTAAGCATTGCCATCATTTCAACGGCCTTCATAATGTAATCGTGGCCTTCGCTTAAATCTTGGAAGATTGTATTGAGAACCGCTAAGGATTCCCCTGTAATCTCACGACCTTCTTTGATTGCTTCAATTGCGGTGCGCAATGCCTCACGCGCTTCAACTGTTGTTGTTGGGTAGGCAGGGTAAGTAACCACTGAAACATCTCCATCTGCTAGTGAAACTTCAGTTAGTGTGCGAGTTGTGCGATCTTCGCTCCACTTTTGACGAATGACACGGAAAGCAAAACTCATTTGGTCAACATCTCCGCGCTCAACTAACTTGTAAAGGTCGCGGCCTTCGTTGGTGTCTGCAATTTGTGCATCCATATACAAACCGCGATCATCTTCAGTTAGTGTCAATGTGCCGTTCTTTGTGCGAGCTAATGGCAAACCTTCATGATTGATAAGCAAGCGCACATCAGGTGTCTCGCTCAAGGTCTTACGAAACGCGCCAGGGGCGATTGTCTCAATAAATGGTAGGGGAACGCTGGCATCATTGAACACTGCAGCGTATCCGCGAAGTGTCATTGTGCCATCTTCGGCTTGTCTTGCTTCAACATCGCGCACTGTAAATGTACGGCGTTCAATCTTTTTCATTTTGCTCCTTGAGTTAACTTCCCCGCCTGGTTCAATATCTTCAGAAATTGAAACTGCAACCATCTGATCTATTGCATCTTGCTTGTTATCGTGGCAAGCAACTGTTGTATAAGAACCATCTGATTCTTGTTTTACCGTTGCCCATCCTGAACAATCGGATTGATTATTGCTGACAAAGTAAGGCATTATTTGACCTCATAAACTGCTTCAGGATTTTCAGGGTCAATTGTTGAAATCTGTTGCAACTGACTTGAAGGCAAACCAGTGTGCTTCATATCAGGCAAGCCAACTGCCTGTGTTACCGCTGCTGGGTCAAAGCCAACTTGAATCAATGCTGCAGCAATTTCGGTGCGTAGCTTGAGGCCAACATCCTTAGCATCTGAAGCATCAATGTTTTGTAGTGGCACACGGTACTGATCGCCAGCATCAATTGGTGCCATATCTTCGTAAGCGTGAACATCGTTGAGTGAAAGGAATCCTTCACGCAATCCCTTTGTGTAAGCATCGTAACGCTCATTTGTTGTACCGCGTAGCAGTGCATCAAGATTGAAACGAATAAATCCGTCAGATTCAGGTAGCAATGTTGATAGTGATTGCTCAATTCGCTCCAAGATTGGGCGCAATGAATACTGAACGAATGAAAGGTTTTGTGCTTCAACAGATGCAAATGACATTGCACCCGCTACTGGATGACCAAGAAGTGCCAATGGAACGCGGTAAATGCGAGCAATTTCTTCCACACTAAAGCGGCGAGTGTCTAACAATTGCGCATCTTGGGCGTTAATCTGTAGCGGTTTGAAAGCTGCACCGCCTGAAAGAATACCAATCTTGCCAGCGCGGTATGGGCCAGTGTGGGTAAGGTTCCAATCACGGCCAATATCTGATGCCTGTTCTTCAGTTAACTCACCTGGTACTTCAATCACACCGCCAGGGTTGGCAGCGTTGCCAAAGTATGAAGCGGCATAAACATCGGCTGCCATAGCCGCGCCAAGTGTGGTGCGGCAGGCGGCGATTGGTGAAAGGCCGTAGCGCTGACCTGGCAGGCGGAAATCAGGGATGTGCAAAAGTTCTTTGTCGGTTAGGCGTTCTTCATATACGCCTTGTGTATCTCTAACCTTTACATAATAGATTAAAGGCTCACCTGCTCTTGGGCGCTCAATGCGCACACCAATTGGGTCAAGCACATAT